AGAGGCTAACAAAAGATTATGGATTCATTAAAAAACAACTTTCAGACTTTCCAGGATTTGAGTCGATTAAATCCGGACGAAATGAGCAAATCACAATCCCAGAAGTTCTTTCCAATGAGGAAGGCTCACATAAACTTAATGGAAACTCTAATGTTGCTGGAATTAGTACATCAGCAACCGAAATGGGAGGAGATATCGGTATATGCCCTATCTCAGCATCACTTAGCATTATGGGAAGCATCGAAGACAAGCTTGAACGAGCCAACGCTATCAAATCATTGCTCCAAGGTCAGATTCTTAGAAAAAAGGGTGGATCTTATGATGACCTTGAGTCGATTCTTCGGGAATTCCTTCAGCAAGAATTGGATAAACTCTTTACCACACCAAGAAGAGAAGAGACTCTTACGGACGAAGAGGTTAGTGTCCTCAAACTTTACGTTAAACGAATAAAAGAAAAAATGGGATAATCCTAGGAGGAAATAATGAGTTTAAATGGACAAAGACAAAGTAAAGCAGCAAGCAGTAAAGACAAAATTCGTGAATTAGATGTATCTGTTAAGAACGTAGAGATGGCATCTCGTATCTCTCAAATGCTTCTAAAACAGATTCTAGAACAATTTCAAGGATTGAGAAGAGACGTAGATAATTCTATGGGGATCTTAAATGATTTTCAATATAGAACTCAAGCGATGCTCGAACTAAGTGGTCTTGATAAAGATGCATTAAATGTTATTGCTGATAGATTAAAGTTAGCAGATTATACTAGGTCATCTGATCAAGAAGATCTTATTAAAGGATATTCTCTAGACAATGAGGGTACTATTAATGAGAAGTCAATTGTTATCATCACTTCCTCAACAGATGGAAATGAAGATAAAGGTATCTTTAGAAGTAAGTTCAATATGAGTGAATGTCAAACAGAAACTCTAAGAGAGAAACTTCTAGGTTCTAAAATTGGTGACGTGATCACTGAAGAAATGAATGGACAAGTTCATACCATTACTATATTGGGGTTAAGAAAAATAACAGTTTCAGAAGGGGAAAACGTTGGAGAAGAAAACAAAGGTAATTAATATGTTAGGTGGCAGCGGTTTAGGTAAATCTACAACTGCTGCTGGTTTATATCACAGAATGAAATCTGATGGACTAAATGTAGAGCTAGTTAGAGAATATGTTAAAGCTTGGGCTTGGAGTGGGACTAAAGTTGGTCAATATGATCAGATTTATATCTTTGGCAAACAAGCAAGATCAGAATATATGTTATATGGTAAAGTAGATTATATAATCACCGATTCTCCGATAATTTTATCTCCAGTATATGAGAGGTATTATAATGAAGGAGATTCGATGGTAGAAGTAGCAGCCCTAAAGTTTTTAGAGAAAGCCCATAAGAACGGCATACAACACGTTAACTTCCTATTAGAAAGAAAGAAGAAATTTAATCCAGAGGGAAGATATGAGACAGAAGAGCAAGCAAAAGAAGTAGATAAGAAAGTATCTGAATTTTTAGTTGATCATAATATTTCAAAAGTTAAAGTAGATTGCTTAGATAATGAACGTATTGAATTTATGATGGAATATCTTAAGAATTTATGAATGATAGAAAAAGATATAAAATAGACATAGAATACAAACTTAGAGATAATTTAAGATCAAGACTAAATAAAGCTATTAAAAATAGTCAAAAATCTGGTTCAGCAGTTAATGATTTAGGTTGCTCTATTGAAGAGTTTAAAACTTATATAGAATCTAAATTTGAACCTTGGATGACTTGGGAAAATCACGGACCTTATGATAAAAATAGAGACACATGGCAACTAGACCACATAGAACCTTTAGTAAAGTATAATTTAGAAAATAGAGATGAGTTGCTAAAAGCTTGTCATTATAGCAATATTAGGCCTTATAAAGCTTTAGATAATATTAAAAAAGGCGGTAGATATGAGTAGTGATAGACTAATGGATCCTAGATGTCCTCGTAAACTAGATAATTTAATTTGTGAGTTCTGTCCTCTTGCTGTTTTAAGACTTAAGGCATTAAGAAACTCTCCAGTAGAACTTACAGAAGAACAAGAGACTAATCTTCCAGGTTGTCCATTTTCAATTAATCATCAAATGTCAAATTATTGCTTTTTTAACTATATTAAAGATTATTTAACAGATGTACCGTCAGATAAAGAAATTGCCCACATGAATAATGTCTCAGTTGAAACTATTAAGAAAGTAGAAGCAAAAGCTATGGAAAAGATTAAACAGTTAGAGATTATCAAGGATTTAGATGGAAGAGTTCTTTAAGCCATTATACGATCACAATGGTGCTATTTATACTACTAATTTATTAAGAACATTTGCAAGACTAGGAATTCCTAAGATTCAACCTTATTATAGTTATGGTTGGGGATACAATCCATGTGCAAAAGTTGCTTTAAATAATGTTCGCCATAATTGTACATTAAATGGATTAAATTTATGACTATAAATAAAGAATTTGACCCCTTAGGTGATAAACTTACGTGTGCTCTTTATAGAACTTTTATAAGATTTAAAATTGCAAGAGACTATAGAGCTATGTGGAACCCTAATGCAAATGGCGGAAGAGGCCAAGAATATCGACAATTTATTTAAGGAATATAGTGGAACAATCTAAAGTATTTACAGATAAAGTATTTACAGATAAACTCTATGATACATTTAGTAGATTTGGAGTTGCAAAAAATAAAATACTTGGAACTAAAGGTGCAAGAGTTATTCAATATCTTAAACAAGATGGAACAGTTGGGAAAGCAATAACACCAACAGATTATTATCAAAAAACACTAAAACAAACAGATCATTCTAATGAGGAGATTGTTCGTGTACTTAATTTAGCTTCTAATACTTATTGTTCATCTGTAACATTTGTTGGCACTGGATTAGATGTAAAATTAAAACTTTATAAAGCGGTATCTATTAAATTAGATGGTTTAGATATAGGAACACTTATGAGCGACAGCAATACAGTTTTAGAAAAAATATGTTCAGGACTTCCCTATGGAACTCATATTTTACACTTTGAAACAGATTGTGTGGAAAAGGTAGTAGTATATGCACCTAAAAAACCAACAATGCCAAATAAAGCAGTTGAGTTAGCTGATTATTGTTTATTAGCAGATCATACGAGGTAATATGAGAGCTTTCACATTAGATGATGGAACTACAGCTTTAGTAGAATTAGATGGAGGTAGTATTATAAGCAATAGACTACTTAGGTCTTTTATTAGGTTTAACATAGCTAAAGACATAATTATTCCATCTTTTACAATTAGCTTTTATGGAACTGGTCTTGATATAGTATTAAACCACGACACTCCTATACATGCCAAAGTAGATGGTCTTAATATAGGATATACGCAAAAAGATCCTAAAATTAAATCTATAAGAACCCCAGTGGTGTCAGGTCTCCCTTATGGCACTCATACAGTTACTATTCACAACCTAAATATCTAATCACAGTTAAGGACAGTTCATGGAACCTATGGAAGAATATAATAATAAAATTAATTTATATAAGACACTTCAAAGATTTAATATAGCAAATCCCAATAAAAATCCATTTGTTAGTCGGTTTTCTATACATTTCTTATCAATAAAAGGTTATAACTGCTAGCTGGGGTGAATGTTATGGTATAATAACCATATGAAAGCTGTATATTCAATTAAAAATAAGATAAATAACAAAATCTACATAGGTAGTGCTACAAATTTAACTAATAGATGGTCTAGGCATAAATCTGATCTAATTCAAAAACATCATCACAGTGTTCATCTACAAAGAGCATGGGATAAACATGGCGAACAAGCTTTTGAATTCTCTATATTAGAAGAAATATTAGAATCACAAGATCTCATTGCTAGAGAACAACACTATATAGACTTATATAAATCTTATAATCCAGAATTAGGATATAACATGAGTCCAACTGCTGGTTCATGTTTAGGAGTAATTCATACAGAAGAAGCTTGCAAAAATATGAGTAAAGCACATATAAAAAGATATGAGGATCCATTAGAAAGGCAAAAGACATCTAAACAAACAAAGGAATCCTGGACATTAATAAAAAGAGAAGAAAAAAGTAAGAAAATGAAAGAACATTGGGCTAATCCAGATAACATTAAAGAACAACGCAAACGAATGAAAGAATTTACAAATAATCCAGAAATAGCTAAAAAGCGTAGTGACGGACTAAAAGAACACTTTAAAGATCCTAAAAATAGAGAAAAGAAAAGCGAACTATGTCCTCATCGTAGAAAAATCAAACATATAGAAACAGGTAATATATATGTATCATTAGATGCTGCAGCAAAAGCATTACCAGTAACCAGAACAACAATAAGAAATAATTTAAAGGGTAAGTTTAAGTCTGCTAAAGGGTATAATTTTATAGAGGTATTTAATGAGTAAAGATAAAAAACTATGGATCGATGCTTGTGCAGGAAGTGAGCTCAAAGATACACAAGGCGAAACTCTTTCTGTTGAAGGTGCAGATATAAGTGAATTACAGGCAGGACGTGGACGCTGGAATGACGACCATGGAAAAGGAAATTTCAACCACTTAGGTATGATTACTGAAGCAAAAAAGATATTTAAGTCAGAAGATTGTGATAATGAAAGACATACCTATTATTGG